TGTACAAATAAATTAGATAATGATGGGAATACTATTCCTAAATATCAAGGTATTGACCAAGCTAAATTAGTTCCACTTCTTGTTAAAACTATTCAAGAACTTGAAGCACGAATTAAAACATTGGAGGATGCATAATGGCACTAATTAAAACAAACGCAAGATCGTCAAGTCAACTTGATGCCACAATATTAACTGGTAATTTACCTGCTATTAGTGGTGCTAGTTTAACTGGTGTAGGAATTAGCGAATATGATGTATGGAGGGTTACTTCAAATTTTTCAGGAAGTGCTGACCCAATAGCTTCTAACTGGGCAAGAGATAATACCAATTCCAATGGTTATGTTTTTGAAAAAATTGGAACAGGAATGACTCAATCATCAGGTATCTGGACATTTCCATCAACAGGATATTATGAAGTAGTTTTTACACAAAGTAGATATTCAGCTTCAGCTTCTGCTGATGACTATAATTTAATTATTAGAGCAAGTAATAACGCAGGTTCTGGAGATGATTATACTGCTATTAGTGAACCGAATGGAGGACAAGATGGAAATTTTGATGGTCAAGCTATAGTAAGAGCATTTATTAAAGTAAGTAGTACAACAACTTCTAAAATTAAAATTGGTGTTGTTAATGCGGCTTCTCAAGTTGGTACACAATGTGATTCAGGAAAAAATATGACTTATGCGTCATTTATGAAAATTGGAGATTTATAATGAGAAAAAGACCAGACCATATTGAATACGCATTAATGGTAATGCACACTAACCAATGGTACACTTGGACAGATAGTAGTAATAAAATTTATTCTAATCTTAAACTTACAGAAAAAGTTGGTGTTGATGGAAATCTTGTAGATAATCCAATAACAGAATTACCAACTGAATCAGCAGTTAATACTAAGCTAACAGAACTACAAACAGCTTGGGATAGTGCTAATGGTTAATCCTAAATGTGAATGTGGCAAATCAGAGTGTGATTGTGGTAAATGAAAATATCAGACAATACTGCTATCAGTATGCCTATGCGAAATTTAATCGCTTTAATAATGGCGATAGGAATTGGAATATTTGCATATAGTGATTTAACTCAAAGAATAACACAATTAGAAACTGCAAGACAGCTTATGGAAGCTGATCTATTAAAAAAAGCAGATCAAACTCCTGTCAATCAGGAATTGTATATGCTCATAGAGTTTTTATCTGGTCAGTTTGAAACAATGGAAAAAGAAATACAGTTCATTGAAAGCAATAATATCAACATAACCTTTTTAAAAGACCAAGTGGAAGAAATGCAAAACAATATAGAATTATTAAAGGATAAGGTAAGAAATAATGGGAGTCATTGAAATAGTTTTTAGTCTTTGTATGTTTGTTAATGGCTCGTTAGATGGTCATATGATAACTGATGGTTTATCTCATTGTTTAAAAGCCAAAAGAGAAGCTGAGAGAAACTTAGCAGAGGGTAGAGAGAATGTTATTCGTTATGAATGTGGTCAAGTCAAAGCTGAGTTAAGACCAGATGCAGAAGGTAACTTAAAAATTTATAAAATTATAGAGGATAAATATTAATGTTTGGATATTGCTTTTTTTTAACAATGGAGATGTATGGAAATAATTATTACAATGTACGCAATTAGTATCATAGGTGGATCAATAATCTTAGCTATACAAAATTAAATGTTAAAATATATTGCGTCAGTTCCCATTGTTCTTTCAGTTATTGCAGGTGCTTATGGTGGTTTAAATTATGTTAATAAACTAACCACACAAATTGATGACTCATCAAAAGAAATAATGATGTTAAAAAAAGATATAGAAAATATCCATCAAATTTATAATGATAAAACAAATAGAAATTCTCAAAATTACACAATGGCAAGGGAAGAATTGGTAAAAGAACTCGCTGAGTTTAGTTCTTGGTTGGGTAGAGTAGAAGGAGTTGTTAATGCTTTGCGTGATGCTTCTTATAGCATGGCTTCTGATGCAGAAGTTAGAGCATTAGAAGAAGCAGTTAGAACTAACACTACAAGTTTAAGAGATATTGGTTACGAAATGAAAGAACTAGAAAGAAAGTTAAGTGGTGGGTACTAATGCGAACTTTATTTTTCGTATTAAGTTTGATACTCATAACTTCTGCTATTACAAGTGATGCTAAAGCAATAAACGAATATCTAAACGACTATCCTACTCATTGTTCAAAAGGAAGTTGGGAACTTTATACTGAAGTTGATAGATACGACTACGACCAACGAATGAATAGTAGTTCAGATTATTTTGCTGATAGTGGTAAAGTTGGTATTCGTTTTAGAAAAGAATTTGGTTCAACTTGCACCGATCCATATAAAAGAATGATGATTGAAAATATGGAACTTAAACAAGAATTAGAATTATTAAAATTATGTGGCAGATACAAAGAACTAGATTTAGGAGATTCTTTTAAAACTGTTCGCAAAAAATGTGAAGATGTAAACAAAAAAAATGAGTAAAATATTTTTATTGTTAATGTTAATGTCAATGCCAAATCAACCTTCGGTTAAATACAATGCTTATATTTATTTTACAGAACAAGAATGTTTAACAGCAAAAAAGGAATATATGAAAAACTACGAAAGCAAAGATCAAGCATACAAAGACAGAGTTAAAACAAATGCTTACTGTGTTCCTTTTGACTCTTTCCCATTAACTACAATGAAAAGTACAGGTGCATAATGTCTAATTGGGAAAATCAATATTCACAAATTTGTAAAGCCTTAGATGAAATTAAATCTGAGGTAAAAGAAAACAGACAAGAAGTAATAAAACTTAAAGAAGAAATGGCAACTGGTAAAGGTGCTATTAGAACTATGTTATTTATTGGGGGAATACTGTCAGCTATTTGGGTATTTGTAAAACTACTCGGAGGCCAATCTTAACCTCAACTAAAGGACTATAGATGAATACAAAATCTATCCTGGTTCTTTCAGATACGCATTTTCCTTATGCAAAGAAAGAATATTTTAAATGGATTAAAAAACTTAGAGATAAGTTAAAACCAACTTTAGTAATACACATTGGAGATCTTGTAGATTTTCATAGTATCTCTCAGCATTTACATAGTGCAGAGTTACCAAATATTAAATATGAAATAAAAGATGCTAAAAAAAATATTAAAGATTTAAGAAAAATATTTAATTGCCCTATGTTTTTAATGTGGGGAAATCACGATATTCGTATTCAACGACTTGCTGAAAAGTCAGCTATTCCAAATTCTTTTCTTAAAGACATTAATCAAATACTAGACATAGATCCTAAATGGAAATGGACTTGGCACGATAAACTTATTGTTACCTTGCCAAATAAAAACAAAGTATTTTTTACACATCATTTTAAATCTAATGCCCTATCTAGTGCAAAAGAACTTGGCCTCTCATTATGCGTAGGCCACCAACATACTAAATCAAGTGTAGAGTATTGGAGTTCTCCAACAGCTTTAAATTTTGCTATGTGTGTAGGTTCTTCTATAGATCCCAAACACGAAGCCTTTAAGTATGGTAAAAACTTTATTAAAAGGCCTATCATATCAGTTGGAAGTATTATTAACTCCCAAGCAAAAATTCATTGTATGCCTATGATAGACTCTACCTGGACAGGTGAGGTGTAATGGATAAAATTAATCCTCCTTACTACAAGAAAAAAATAGAAGTTACTGATTACATTATTGAATACGACATGAATTTTTTAGAGGGTAACATTATTAAGTATGTAACTCGCTACAAAGAGAAAAATGGAATTGAAGATCTTAATAAGGCTAAATGGTATTTGGAGAAATTGATACAATGTACGAAGAAGTAAAAGATAGAATTAAAGAACATGAAGGTTTTAAGTTAGAACCTTATCAGCTTTCTTATAGAACTAAAGATGGTAAGAAAGTTAAAGAAGATTTTTGGACAGGTGGCTATGGCCACAAGTTAAGTAAAGACGAAGAAGTACCAACAACCAAAGAAGGTTGGGATCTTTTATTTGAAAAAGATTTTGAACAGGCTTTAAACCAAGCCACCCATTTTATTGATAAAGATAAAGTAAAGTTTGAGGCTTTTACCATCATAATTGAAATGGCTTACCAAATGGGAAGTAGCATACATCAATTTAAAAACCTTAAAATAAACTTAGAAGATCAAAACTATGTCCTGGCTAGTGATAGCATGATGGATAGTAAATGGGCCAACCAAACTCCTAGCAGAGCATCTTGGCTAAGTTTATTAATGAGGGATTTATGAAAATTATAATTACAACACTATTAACTGCATTAGTTGCAATAGAATTTTGTAACTTAGTTATCTACTACGAACAAGTAGGAGGTGGACTATGTTAGCTAAATTATTAGGTGGTGATATAGTAAAAAATGTAGGAGGCATCATAGACTCTTTACATACTTCACAAGAAGAAAAAGATAATGCTAAAATAAAATTAAAAGAGATTGAAGCACAAATAAATAAAGCACAATCAGACATTAACCTTGCTGATGCTCAAAGCAAAGCAGGTGGTATCTCTGGTATGTTACAGCGTTCTTGGAGGCCCTTAATAGGTATGTCATGTGCCTTAGCAATATTTTGGGAATATGTTTTTAAACAATTTTTAATGTTCTTTATTGCAACATTTAATGTTCAAACAGCACCATTACCAGAATTAGACATGGGTACTTTAATGCCTCTTGTCATGGCACTTTTAGGAATGGGTGCTTTAAGATCTTATGAAAAGAAAAATCAATTAACAAAGTAGAGGAGTAAAAAATGGAAACAATTAAATCATGGTTTTTAAGTCTAGGAAAACGAAAAAAAACATTAGTAGTTTTTGTAGGCGTAATCGTATTATTAGTTATTTTTTCTAAAATAGGAATAATTTAATGGCAAGAGATATGGAAAAACAAATTAAAGAACTTAAAAAACAAAATTCATATCTCTTAGATAGATTAGATAAAGCATATAATGATAAGATGTTATTACGACAACAAAACATAAAATCACAATCAACAGTAGAAACAGTTAAGGAAGCAATAATACAAGATGGCAAAGTATCAAGGTAAAACTGTACCTCTTAACAAACCAATGAGAGGTGATGTTAAAAAGTTTAAAGTTTTTGTTAAAGATGGAGATAAAGTCAAAAAGATTAACTTTGGTGATAAATCTATGACTATTAAAAAAAATAATCCTGCCAGGAAAAAATCTTATTGTGCAAGATCTGGTGGGATTAAAGGAAAGAATAATAAACTATCTGCTAACTATTGGAGTCGCAGAATGTGGAACTGTTAGTGAGAAATATAACAGAAGATATACTCTCCTGGTCAAAAGATTTTTTAGAACAACCTAACAAACACATTAATAATTTACCTGTTTGTCCTTATGCAAAAAAGGCAAGAACAGATAACAAAGTATCTATTATTGAACATAATGATAGCAATACTTTATTAGAAGAAGTTATTAATCAAGCTAACAGCTTTAAAGATACTGACAAACAAATTTGTATTGTTGCTTGTAGTGATTTGTCTATAGATGCTGATGAGTTACACAATTACATACACGCCTTAAATTTTGTTTATGTGCCACAAGATATTTACTTAATGCCATTTCACCCTGAAGATGGTGAAGAAGAAATAGATTTTTTACAAGATACACATTGGGAAAGTGATAACGAGTTTCTTATGGTTTTAATACAACCATTTGATGAGTTAGAGAGAGCAAGTTCTCAGCTAACAAAAACAGGATATTATAATAATTGGCCAAAAGATTATTATGATGCAACTGTCAATAAACGAAAACAATATAGGAGATTGCGTCATGAGAGGCATGAAAAAAAGAGCTAAGAAAAAAGACAAAAAGAAAAAAACTAAAAAGAAAAATAAGAAGAAGTAATGGCTAAAAAAGTATGGGAAAAACCTAGACCAAAAGGTCTGGGCAAACCAAAACCATTTAATAAATCTTCAACAAAATACAAAAATGTTAAAGCAAGAGCAGATAAAAAGTTTGGCAAGAAAGTAAGTCTTGTTAAAAATATGTGGATTGCAAAACAAATGAAGGCTTAAAATGAGAATGGTTTTAGTAACCTGGTTAGATACCAATGAAAATTCTGTAGGTGGTTGGATTGAAAAAGATGATTTAGATAAATCTGAAGTTTGTTCTGTAGATTCACTAGGTTGGCTTTACAAAGAAAATGATGAATTAATTGTTATATTAGCTGATAAAGATACACATGATAAAGATGATATTTATGGTAGATCTCAGGTTATTCCTAAAGGTGTAATTAAGAAGATTCAGAATTTACAGGAAATATAAGAGGACTTTCAGTTTTTTCTATTTCTCTTGGTTGATATTGTTTTTCATTTTCCTCTACAATTAATTTGTATTTAACTATTAAATCATCAATAGCTTTAATCATCATAGGACAATGTTTATGTTTTTTAATATTTTGAAGTTCATCTATAAATGTTAAATATTCAATCATTTTTTTGTAATTGTATTTTTTTGTATTGAGAAGATAGTTCTAAAATTTTATTTATGTCATGAGGATAAAAATATTGTTTGTTTCCTAAATAACGAAATAAACTTTCATCATTAGGAAATTCTTTTTGTAAATTATTAATATTTTTAATTAATGTTTTTTCATGTATTTTAAATTTATTTGCTAAATCTTTTCTAAATAACCACTCGTTCATAATAATTCTCCTTGCCTTTCATCTTTCGGTTTCCATTGGTAATAAAATAATTCGTGCATACTTTTTGAAAACTTATCAGGCACAGAATATCTTTTTATTGGGTTATCTAGCTGAGAGTAAGGTACTAACATTTCTTCACCCTCAACTTGTATCGTTAAATCATCAAATTCTTTTTTACATTTCTTAATGTATTTATCTCTGACAGCAACTAAACTTCCATACTTACTTTTTACTTTAACTATCATGTACTAAATCCTGACAGTTTCATTTCTGCTCTCTTGATACTGTTGCTATCTAAAATAAATTGTATCTTTGTTTCAACCCTCTGCATTTCAGCATAGGCCTCATCTTTTAACTTATCAGCCATTTCTAATTGGGTAACTACTTCCTGGACTTCCTCGTTAATCTTAGCCTTAGCTTTCGCATCATCAACTGAGTTCTTTTCGTCTGATTGAAAACGATACTGTAAATATTTTTGATTAATCTTTTTATCTTTAAGATCTACAAGCTGATTATATACTCTAAAACATTTACGATAATCTATAATGGCTTGTTTCTTTTCCTCAGCAATCATGTGAGGATCGTATTTATGTATTCCTTTATCTAATGTCATCTTCAAGCCTATCTGCAATTAATCTGAGAGTATTAATTCTTATTTGTTTGTTGTAGTCTTTATCCTTATGACAAAGTTCATGACATTTTCTGCAAAGACAAGTTAAGTTCTCAATATAATCTTTACACTTACTTCCACCTAAAGATTTAGCTAATATATGATGAATGTCGCAACCTTCCCAACTACTACAACCAAAGCATTGATACGATTGAGCCAATGTTAATTCATCATTCCAAAATGTCGTAAAAATTTTAGTATGTTTTTGCATTTTTAATTTTACGCAAATAGTATGAAACCATTTGTCTATCTTTGTTTATAAAATCTGCTATCTTAGAAGTATCAGCATTTTTTATTTTAATTGCTTGTTTAACAAATTCAATTCTTGCCTTTATTAATGAGGCATCTTTTCTTCTGCTTGTAAATAATTCTATTGATATGTCATAATCATTACATACAGCAGATCGTAATTCTGTAAGTGTTGAATTTTTGTTAATGTGAAATGTTTTTTGTGTTTTGAAAATTGGATTATCACATATCTTTTTTAATATGTGTATTTCTTCTTCAGT